CAGAAGTAATCAACGCACACAATATGGCAGCAACACTTAAGCTGGACGAGGCTGCTACTGAGGAAAAACCAAAGTGAAGAAACTACTAATTCTTCCCCTCTTTTTACTGTCTGGTTGTGCAGTTCACGTTGAACCAGTCACTGCTAAGTTTCCAGAAGCTCCTGCTACTCTACAAGAAAAATGTGCTGCCCTCAAAGAAGTTGCTGCGGACGCCTCACTGACAGATTTCACGAAAATAGTAGTAGAAAACTACATTCTATATCACGAATGCAGCCGCAAAGTTGAAGGTTGGCACGAGTGGTACTCCAAACAAAAAGCTATATTTGAAGAGGCTACCAAAAAGTAATCTTGAGTCTAGTATGATAAATACTAGATAACAACGGAAGATTACTATGGCTACCCAAGAAATTATTAACATTGGTACACTACCTAACGATGGCGAAGGCGATCCGCTAAGAGTAGCATTTGCTAAAATTAATAATAACTTTTCCAATCTTTTCCCTACTGGAATAAACACAAGTAGTTCTTATACTAACGGGAACACTGCCGGCCAGCTTATCTTCGAAACAAATGCAAATACCTTTACAACAGCACAGCTTTATATGTACGCTGCTGATGCTGAGGGTAATAGCAGTCAATCAATGCAGCTTAACGCACAAATTAATCAAGCACTAGATGATGCAAAGTTTAGCGCAGTTGGAACTTCCGTGTTTGGCACTCCACTAACAAACTACAGTATGCGAGTATCAGGTGGTAACGTTCAGTTATTAGCAAATCCACTAGTGGACTCAACTGTCTTTCACTTCATTGGCTCTCAGATTCTTTGGATAGGTGCAAATGTTCCTGGATTGCTAATGGGTCTTGACGGATATGTTGATTCAGTAATGTCTACTGAAAATGACTTGAACGTATCAACCGAGCAAGCATTCTAATGAGAGCGCATGAATTCATAACCGAATCGGTCACGGATGGTTTAAGTGTTGCTTCCTACGCACTACCAAACACCTTTGTTATTCCTGATTTAAAGAATAATGACTTCTATGAATTGTATAGATTCGGAGTAGCAATCGCAGATGTTCGCGGAACAAACGGTCTCGATGACGGTGTTCAAAATGGATTCAAGCACGAATTTAAAGCAGAAACTGCCTGGGGCGAGAATCAAGTAGTATCTTCTGAATTTGATGCTGACATTGGAAACATCATCGATCAGGCATTAGCAAAAGTAGGCAAACGTGGTAAAAAATCAGTAAGTACGCCAGGAAGCGATGAGATACCAAATACTGGTACGCAGTCTACTCTTAAGCCTTTCAAAGGATACAAGCGATGAGAGCGCACGAGTTTATAACTGAAGAATCACATGGCACTCGTGCTGGTAAGGTATCTAAGCGCCAGCAACAGTCTACTGTTGGATTAAATGTATTTGCTATTAGTCAGTACGATAGAACATATGACTTGAATAGAGTCATGATGGCTGTTGCATCAACTGATGGCGAAACTATTCCTGATATAGAGCAAGAAAGTTGGGTGGGTAAACAAAATACTGCTCACCCATACACTAAAGTAGAGCAAGATATGTTAAAGATAGCATATAAAGCAGCAGGCATCCCCTTTAAAGATTTGAACAAGGGTGATTTGGATAGTGAAGAACTAGATTCTACACAAGACCAAAGCCCAATAAAGCCCTTCAAAGGATATAAGAAGTGAGAGCCAGTGAATTTTTGAACGAAGGGGACAAAGGTAAGGTCCCTAAAAGACATAACAAAGCCCAGCCCGGCGGTTATAAGTTCAAGGATGACGGCACTGACAGAACTTATCACCTGAATCAAATCATGAAAGCAGTAGCTATGGCAGATGGTTCATCTACTAAAGCACTTAAAATGGATGATGAAAGCTTTGTCGGTAAGAACAACGTAGCGTATCCATACAGTGATTTAGAACATAACATGATGCAACAAGCATTCAACACTGTATCTCCCACTCAAGCTAATCAAATGATTAAAGGTAGAGGTAGTGATGAACTTGACATTGTTAATAAGATTAGCCCTGTAGCAAAACGTCCAAAAGATCACAGAAAAAAATAATTACGCTACTTTCACCTGATAAGTAATTTCATGAACAACTTAATCGACATTAACCAAACCCTCGACCTCATCAAGCTTAAGTTTTATAACGAATGGCTTTACACCGCCCACATTTACGATGAGGGCGACAGTCAATTCCATAAGGAGCTGACTACTCAAGTAGTAAAAACTTATGTTGACCCACTTGAACTACCAAAAGATGCACACATTCTTGACTTAGGATGTGGCCCTGGCTATTTCTTAGACGAAATGAAAGAACGTGAGTATACTAACATTCACGGTGTAACTCTAAGCCCCGGCGATATTGCTATCTGTGAGGGCAAGGGACACGATATTAAGAAATATGATTTGAGCTTCTTGCCACAGAAGGATGGTTACTATGACGAATCAGTTGACTTCATCTTCTTGCGCCACGCACTAGAACATAGTCCTTATCCTATCTTCTCATTGATGGAATACAATCGTGTATTGAAGCAAGGTTCTAAGATTTATATTGAAGTTCCTGCTCCTGACTGCGATAGAAAGCACGAATTCAATTTGAATCACTATAGTATTTTAGGAGCAAATCAATTGGCTGCACTACTACAGCGAACAGGATTTGACATTGATAAGTTCAATAATCTTGAATTTGATCTTAATGTTCCTAATCCAGAGAATCCTGAAGAATCTAAAAAAGCCAAAGAAACATACTACTGTATTGTCGCTACTAAAGCAAGACCCTTAGATATCAAATAAGTAAGATAAATACTCTCATAGAAATGTGAGAGTATTTTTTTATGGCATTCCCTGAACCAACCGAAGTTTCCCCCTGGTACTTACGAAATATTACTCAAGCCTTAGGGTTAGATGAAACAACCGGTAATGTTTACATGCGTTCAAGCATTGTGGGCGGTAATGTCACTATCTCCGGCAATGTTATTGTTAGTAATGTTACAGTAGATGCACTAGGAAATGTTGATGTTTCCGGTAACACCCTCCCCGTTAGCGGCAATATCAACATAGATGCAGGTAATGTAACTGTATTTCAGGGTACTGATCCTTGGATAGTTGAAGGTAATGTCAATGCAAACGTTACTGGCAATGTAAACATTGACAACAGTGTTGAAGTCACGCAGGGCACTGATCCTTGGATGGTTGAAGGTAATGTAGGCATTAGTGGCACTGCACAAGTATCATTTGCTCAGGAAGCAACAGACGCATTCGGTAGACTTAGAGTTAGCAACCCATATACTATATTTGACACACAAGCACGATATTATGATCATGAACAGTTTAGTTCTAGTATTACAGGAACCGCAGATGTTGATTATGATGCCGACTCAAGTTCATATGAACTTACTGTAGGTCAAACTTCAGGCGACAGTGTTCTAAGAGAAACGACTAAAACTTTCCCATATCAACCAGGCAAGAGTTTGTTGATTCTTTCTTCATTCAGTATGAGTACTCCCAAAGCAAATCTTCGTCAAAGAATAGGATATTTTGGTGAAGACAATGGTATCTATTTTGAAGTTGCTGGCACTACGCTTAATATGGTAATTAGAAGTAGTAGTACAGGCGTACTCGTAGAAGATAGAATTCCACAAAGTCAATGGAACGGTGACAGGCTAAATGGCGCTGGCGGCGCTAATAACCCAAGTGGAATTGATTTAGACCCAGCACTAGACCAAATCTTTTGGATAGATGTTGAATGGTTGGGTGTAGGAACTGTTAGAGTAGGATTCATTATTGACGGTGTTTACATTACTTGCCACTCATTCAACCACGCAAATGTAATAAGCACTCCATCTACTGATAACACCACAACATATATGACCACTGCGACACTTCCATTGCGTTGTGAACTTACTAATACCGGGGCAACTGCGTCTCCAAGCTTGATGAGACAAATTTGTGCTAGTGTTATTAGTGAAGGTGGATTCCAATTATCAGGATCAGGTAATCCAAAAGCAGCCTCACATCTGCTTGGTACTCCAGTAAGATTACCTAACGATGCAAGTTTCAAACCAGTTATAGCAATAAGACTAAAAAGCACTATGCTAGATGCAGTAGTCATCCCCATTAATTATACATTGGTTCCAGTTGCAGGAAGCATGTTCCAATATCGTGTTTATAAACGAGCCATTACATCAGGCGGCACCTGGGTAGATAGTGCGGCAGACAGTGCCGTTCAATATAATCTTACACCCACTGCATTAGTAAGTGGCGACATTGCCGAACAATCATTTATTAACTCAACTAACCAAAGTAGTGGATCACCTACGCAAGAAACATTTACATTTACATATCAATTAGAGCGAGAACCATTCACTGGTGTTGCTTACGAATATGTCATTACAATGGCAACTACTGGTACTAACCAAGATATTTACGCAAGTGTGGAATGGCAAGAGATAACCTAACACTAACTAAATAGTTATATGGCAAATACACCAACATTAATCAAGGATCCCTACAAGAAAACTGTATTCAAGAACCAAAAGGAACTTGATGAGTTTATGAAGTGTTGTGACCCTGAAACTGGTTATCTATACTTTATGGATAACTTCTTCATGATTCAGCATCCTACTAAAGGGTCAATGAATTATCACCCTTGGGAATATCAAGAAAGACTGATTGATACATACCATCGCTATCGTTTCTCTATCTCACTCATGCCAAGGCAGAGTGGTAAGTCAACATCAGCAGCAGGGTATCTGCTTTGGTACGCTATGTTCGTCCCTGATTCTACTATTCTAATTGCAGCACACAAGTATACCGGCGCACAAGAAATTATGCAACGCATTCGTTATGCATATGAAAACTGTCCTGACCACATCAAAGCTGGTGTAACTACTTACAACAAAGGTTCACTTGATTTTGAGAACGGATCACGTATCGTATCTGCTACTACGACTGAAAACACAGGTCGTGGTATGTCTATCACACTGCTATATCTTGACGAATTTGCGTTCGTTCGTCCCTCAATTGCGCAGGAATTCTGGACTGCTATTACTCCTACTCTATCAACTGGTGGTAAGGCAATCATCACTTCTACTCCAAACAGTGACGAAGACCAATTCGCTCTTATTTGGAAAGGCGCTAACAAGACTGAGGATGAGTTCGGCAACACTACTGAGTTAGGTGTCAACGGTTTTAGAGCATATAGAGCATACTGGCACGAGCAGCCCGGAAGAGATGAGAAATGGGCTGCTGAGATGAAGGCTCAGTTAGGTGAAGACAGATTCAATCGTGAAATAGGTTGCGAATTCATTATCGCAGATGAAACACTCATCAATCCAAACACTCTTATAATGCTTGAAGGTATTGAACCCATCAATAGATTAGGTCAAATACGTTGGTATAAGCAACCTGAAAAGGGTAGACTATATGTAGTTGCACTTGACCCGTCATTGGGTACAGGCGGAGACCCCGCTGCTATTCAGATATTTGAAGCAAGCACTACTACACAGATAGGTGAGTGGAAACACAATAAGACTGATATCCCTAGTCAGATTAAACTACTTGCTGAGATTTGCAAGTATATTGCAGAAATAACAAAAGAACCAAACAGTATCTATTATAGCATTGAGAACAATGGTATTGGTCAGGCTGCTATTGTGTCATTAAATGAGTACGGGGAATCTAATATACCTGGCATCTTTATTAGTGAGACGGGTAGAGGTAAACGAGGATTTACTACTACCAATAAGCCTAAGCTAGCTGCTTGTGCTAAGTTCAAAACACTGCTAGAATCAAAGAAGATGACCATACATAGTCGCTCTCTTATTAGTGAATTGAAAGCGTTTGTTGCTAGCGGCGGAAGCTATGCAGCTAAGATTGGTGACACTGATGACTTAGTAATGTCATCCTTACTTGCCGTTCGTATGATGACACAGCTAGCAGACTTTCACGGGGACTTAGAAAGTCAAATCAGAGACCACGATGAGATAATTCAACCACTGCCATTCTTTGCCGTCTTAGGCTAATTTGGCATAAATATACATATGGCCACTGACAACGAATCATTCAACCGCGACTTATATGACCTTCTCAAAGTTAGAGGGTATGAACCTGTTCCACTAGATAGTAAGAATCAACGTGTTCCTGCAAGTCAGGCAGCAGACGTTATTCAGTTTACTTTCACAAAAGATGGTGAAGAATACGGTAAGGCTTGGGTGAGTATTGACGATGCTGCAAATGTTATTGTCTATTACGATGAAGAACAGCAAGAAAGTCCTAGCAACGCTACACCAGGTGTAGAGTATAATGACAGTTGGACTGGGTTCTTAAAGCATTTAAAGAATTGGGCACAGCGTAGACAATTAAGTTTTGAATTGTCAAACAAAGATCGCCTTGGCGACGATATGAGACAACGGGATTATTACAAGATGAAAGAACGAGTATCA